AAAACATTAGAACAAGAACAAAAATCATTACTAAAACCATTTCCATTCAATAGTGAAGAAGAATATTTATTGAAACTAGCAGATGGTAGATATGTTGTTGCGTATTGGGAATTTAATAGTTTTATTTCGCAGTATGGCGATGGCAATCCTATCGAAGAAAAAATCGGAAGCATTGTTTCTTTAAAGGACTTAGGAGTATGAAGAATAAAGAAAAATGCAACTTTAATGAAATTAGATTTAGTTCAACAGATACATTTAGTGGGCATACATTTCAAGTGTTGTGCAAGAATAAGATTATTTATGAACGCACTTATTTAGCAGATACAGGTCAAAAAAAGTTAATAGACTTCTTTAATTGGTTGGAACAAGAATATAAACCACCAATTCTTGATGATGTTGAAAAGGCTTATTTATCAGCAGTAATAAAGCCGTTTAGAAAAAAAGTGGGATACGTTAAGAAAATAGATTGTGGAAAAAAAGAATTTTTAAAAATTTACTTGGAAGATGATAGTATCCCATTTCCATTCTTTACAAAAGGCACAATGTACACAGGAATGGAAGTAGATAAAAAATACACCTTAGAGAAACTTGGGTTATGAGTAAATGTGAGCAAGCACTAGATTGGAGTGAAGAATGATGTTTTTAACAGGAGCCATCTGCTTTATAGCAGGATACTTTCTTTGCGTGGTTGTTGTAGCTGCTGTAAATGTGTCAGGAGGAAATGACAGATGATTTATAAAAAAGATGCAGAACGTGACCGATTAAAAGAACAAGGTCGAGAGCTATACGAAAAAATCGAAGCAACCAAGAAAGCCATGAGAAATAATCAGCACACAGAAATAAACAGCTTTGATTTATTTCTGATGGAGCAGAAGTTCAAGCGCATAGTAGAGAAGTTGCTACACTATGATGAATGTATTTGAAGCAATCGAAACGCCGATTTTTTCAATAGAAGACCTTAGAAAAATATTCAAAACAGAATTGTCACTTCTTCAAGCAAAGAAAAAAATGTATGGAAGGGAACCATACGAAGAGCAGATAAAAGCAGTCGAGACCGTAAAAGGTCTAATCGAACAAGCATTCATGGAAAGAAGAAATAAACTTTAGGAGGGCTAATGAAATGCCAAGAAATACTTTGATGGATTTGAACAACCACCTTTTCGCAGAGTTAGAAAGACTAGGCGATGAGGATCTAACGCAGGAAGAACTTGAAAAAGAGATAGCAAGAGCTGATGCAATCACAAAGGTTGGTAATGTTCTTGTTAACAACGCAAAAACAGCATTGGAAGCAACGAAGACGCAGATGGAATGGGGAAGACGTGATACTGTGCAGATTCCTGACATGCTTTTAGAGAGTAAAACTCATGAAGCCAAGTAACAGAGTGTTCACCGATGAACAAGAACAATGGATTCGTGACAATGCCAAAGGAATAGGAAATGTTGAACTGACCAACATGTTCAATGAACGTTTTTGTGAGCAACGAAAACCACAGCAGTTAAAAACTTGGAAGAAAAATCATAAAGTCTCTAGTGGCTTAACTGGTTGGTTTGAAAAGGGTAGAATTGACAAACACAAGGGCGATCACAGTTTTAGAATTCCAAACAGCGAGAAGACTAGATTTAAAAAAGGGCATTGTCCTAAGAACCATCTTCCAGTAGGAACGACCGTCAAAAACACAGATGGCTACTTCCAAACAAAAGTGGCAGAACCGAACAAGTGGAAGCTAACACACAGACTCATTTGGGAAGAAGCGAATGGTCCTATTCCAAAGGACTACACCGTAACGTTCTTGGATAAGAATAAAGAAAATCTAGAACTGAGCAATCTAGCACTCTTGTCACGAAGAGCACAAACTGTCGCACAACATCATTACGGACTGTCTGAAGACCAAGAAATAAGTAAGTCGGTGATTCAGTTAAGCGAGCTACAAGTAAAGCGAAACAGCCTACAGAAGAAGCTGAAGGAGGACAACAAATGAACTACGAAGATCCATACAGAGAAGACCTGCAAGTGATTGACAGAGAATTAAGAAATCACTACGAATATAAGAAGCAGCTTGAAGAGGTCAAAGAGCGCATCGCTGAGATTGATGCGCAGCTGACATCGATTGGTAGTCCTAGAATCATGAGTCCAGAAGAGGCGAAGTACCAGAAAGGTACTAAAATCTACAGCAATCTCAACATGCTAGATCTCTTCCAGGAGCAGGATGAGCTGATGAAGCAGAAGCAAGACTTGCTATACTTAATCAGCAGAGTGCAGGTAAAACTAAACAAGCTGGACGATGAGGAGTTGAAACTTATCGAGCAACGCTATAAGTATAAGAAAACTTTAAGGGAGTTGGCACAGAATACCTATAACGGCAAAAGCACAATGTCTAGAAAACTGGATGATATTTTGCTAAAACTTCTGTAAAACTAAATTTTGGGACATGTCCCACGACTTTTAGATGTATAATGGCGTTAGGCGAAAACCATGAGCAATCAGCTTGTGGTTTTTTTCGTACATACATTCGAAGCTATCAGCTTAACATTTGAAATCACCCTAAAACTATTCATATGAGTACTCCTTTTGTGTATAAGCTTTCCGGCTGATAGTTTCCAATGTGTGTGACGACGACGTAGAAAGGGGCAAGCCTATGAAGAAATTAACAGATAAGCAAAAGCGTTTCTGTGAAGAGTATGTGGTCGATCTCAATGCAATACGTGCTTATAAGTTAGTGTATGCTAACTGTAAAAGTGATAGAACAGCATCTGCTAATTCTAGTAGACTGCTAGCAAATGCTAACGTTGCCGCGTACGTGCGTGAGCTGAAGGAACAGATTGCTAAAGAGGCTAAGGTGACTGCAGCCGATGTACTCAAAGACCTTATTGAAGTTAAAAACAGATGTATGCAAGCTACTCCTGTTAAGGTGTGGGACTCAGATTCACATTCTTACGTTGATTCTGATGCAGAATTTACCTTTGATAGCAAAGGAGCTAATACGGCTTTAAAGTTAATAGGCGAACATCTAGGTATGTTTCAAAAGAAAGTTGAACTATCAGGTGGACTAGAAACAAAGCAGTCTAAGGTTGATGATGTTATCGAACAATTGAAGGTTGCTGATGAAGAATGAGCGATTTGCGATTAATCTTATCACCTAAGTTCAAAGCATTTCTAAAGTATGATGCAGAACTGGAAGCACTTGAAGGCTCAACTGCTGCAGGTAAGACAACCGTTGGGGTCTACAAGTTTATCTTGAAGGTTTGGCAATCCTCTAAGAAGCTTCACATCATCGCAGGTGATGATACAGGTACGGTAGAAAAGAACCTGATTAATAAAGACCTAGGGATTTTAGATGACTTCGGGGATTTGGTTGAGTATCGAGGTAATGGATCCAAAGAGTACAAGATGCCGCACTTGATCGTACACGCCACGAATGGAGACAAGATTGTCTTTATCGTTGGCTATTCCACAAAAGAGAAGTGGAAAGATGCATTAGGTGGCCAGTACGGATGCTTGCTGATTGATGAGGTAAACACAGCAAACATGGAGTTTGTGCGCGAGTCTATTATGCGTGCAGACTATACCATGATGACGTTGAACCCTGACGATCCATCACTCCCTGTATACAAGGAATATATCAATCGTTGCCGTCCTATTCAGAAATGGACAAAGGAAACGCCACAGGAGATTCTAAACGATCTAAACGAGCCGGAGCATCCAAACTGGATACACTGGTTTTTTAATTTTGATGATAACTATGGATTATCTGCAGAAAAGAAAAAGCAGATAATCGAATCGGTGCCTGTTGGTACGAAACTTTGGAAGAATAAAATCAAGGGGCTTCGTGGAAGAGCCACAGGGCTTGTTTTTAGCAACTTCGAACGTAAGACGAATGTTATTACATACGAGCGATTAATCGCTCAAATAGGTGGCAAAGACAAGCTCAGGAAGGCCTTTAAGGTTTTCACTGTAGGTATTGATACAGCTTACTCGCAAAAGTCGCCTGATACGATTGCGATGTTGTTCCAAGGAATAACAGTTGATGGCAAGCTGATAACGCTTGATGAAGAAGTTTACAATAACGCGGATCTGCAGATTCCGATTGCGCCAAGTGATACAGTCCAAAGACTAGTGGACTTTGCAGAACGCAATCGAGAGAAGTGGGGATATGCGAAGTACATGTTCTTGGATTCAGCTGATCAAGCGACCATCACAGAATGGCAGAAATACAAACGCTTGAATGGTAGCATCTACGAGGTAATTTCGGCATACAAGAAAACAAAGATTATTGATCGTATCAATCTACAGCTTGGATGGATTGCTAAAGGCGATTATCTAGTATTAGACCACTGCAAGAAACATATACACGAGCTGGAAGTGTACAGCTGGAAGGAAAACAAATACGAACCTGAAGATGGCAATGATCATACGATCAATGCAAACCAGTATGCTTGGTTGCCATTTAAGAGAGAAATAGGAATTGGAGGAAAGTAACCAATGGGTATTGGAATGAACATCAAGCAAGCTATTCAATCATGGCTTGAAATAAAACCTGCTGATCGAGAAGGGGTAACGATTGACGAAGCCTACGATTACGAATTTAATGCGGGTATTAACCGAGTATGGATGCGTGGCCAACCAGCAGAATTATCAGCGCTCTATAAGCAGATAAAGGATACTGACAATAAGAATGCCACATTCTGGGGAGCAACACCATCTACACCGATTCATAAGATTCATACAGGATTGCCAGGGTTAACGGTAAGAGTATTAACGGATATTGTTATTCGTGATTTGAATAAAATCGAAGTCAATGAGCGTAATGACGAATGGCAGCGGATTGCAAACGATAACAATTTGAAGAAGCTGTTTAAGCAAGCAATCAAAGATACTCTGTATGTTGGGGATGGCGCTTTCAAGATTTCGGTTGATAGCGATGTTTCAGATGATCCAATCATTGAGTTTTATCCAGGAGATAAGATTGATCTAATCTACAAGCGTGGAAGATTAGTGGAGATTGTTTTTAAGACTATTAAGGTTCAAGAAGGTACAACGCGTAAGTACTTACTGAAGGAACGCTATGGATATGGCTATGTTAAGTATGAGCTATATCACGTGAATGGATACAGCTTAGATAAGACAGACTTGTACGAACTGGAAGAAACAAAGGACCTAGTAGACGTGCAGTTTGGTGGGTATAACGAGGAAACAAAAACAAAGGGAAGCTTTATGATGGCCATCCCTTTTTCAATTTTTGAATCAACAATGTATAAAGGTCGCGGTGAGTCAATTTTTGATAAGAAAAAGGACTCGTACGACGCTTTAGATGAGGTTGTTTCGCAATGGGCAGATGCGGTCAGAGCAGGGCGTGCGACAAAGTATATCCCTGATTCATTAGTACCTAAAGGCGCTAATGGAATGGACCTGTTACCAAATGATTTTGATGATCGCTTTATAAAAACAGGAAATGCTATTGGTGAGGATGCGAAACAGCAAATCAGTGTTGTACAGCCATCAATCCCAACGGAGAACTATCTGCAGAGCTACATTACTTATTTAGATCTATGTCTACAAGGCTTAATAAGTCCATCCACACTAGGCATTGATACGAAGAAGTTAGAGAATGCTGAAGCTCAGCGAGAGAAAGAAAAAACAACACTGTATACAAGAAACGCAATCATTGAAGCCTTTACAGAGATGATTCCTAAGCTCATTACAAGTGTACTTATGGTAAAAGATGGAATGACTAATAAGGGCTTGTCACAATTACTTGATCTTGATGTGAATGTTGATTTCGGAGAGTATGCAAATCCATCGTTTGAAGCTGTTGTTGAGACAGTTACAAAGGCTAAGCAAGGTGGAGTAATGTCAATTAGAACAGCGCTTGATGAGATGTATGGCGAATCTAAAGAAGATGCTTGGAAAGATGAAGAGGCACAACGTATTGCTGAAGAAAGTGGTGCAGTGCAGCTACCGGAGCCGAATGTACCTGCAGATATGGATATGCTTAGTTAATGGACTACGATATTGCTGAAGCGTTTAGACGTATCGAGCTTGAACTGATTTCATCTATGAGACGAAATTGGAAAAGGCACAATGAAGAAGAAAATAAATACGGCTTCACCTGGTCTAGATGGCAGGCTGAGCAATTAAAGTCTTTGGAGGAATTCAAAAAGAAAAATCCGAGACTTTTTTCTTCGGAATTCAAAGCAATCAATGAGCAGTTTCTTGATAGCATTCTTGGTCAAAAAGAAACAAACTTCTTTGGGGTACATTCCCGTAAGGTGCAGGCTTTAGTTAAAGCGACGACTGGCGATCTAGTGAGGGCTGAGCACGCAATGCTGCGTAAAGCTAACGATGAGTATCGCAAAGTCATTTACAATGCTCAAACATATTTAGCAAGTGGCGCAGGAACACTTGATAAAGCGATTGATATGGCCAGTAATGACTTTCTTACTAGAGGGATTAATTGCGTTGTGTACAAAGGTGGCAGACACGTTAATATGGCAACATACTCAGAGATGTCACTACGTACAACAAATAAGCGAATTGGCATGTATGCAGACGGCGCTAAACGTCAGGAATTAGGTGTGCATACCGTCAAAGTTTCACGGTATGGCATGTGTTCTAAAACATGTCAACCATGGCAGGGACGTGTATATGTTGATGATGTGTATAGCGGTGGAACACCTGAAGAAGCTGAAGAACTTAACTTACCTTTGTTGAGCACGGCTATATCCGGTGGTTTATTCCATCCAAACTGCAAGCATCACTTAAGCACATATTATCCTGGCATGGATAACGATGATGATGGTGATCCAAGGCATCCAACGTATGAAAATCCACCAGGCACACAAGAACATCACTACCTACAGCATCAGATCCAGCGTGAAAGAAGATTGCAGGTCGGTTCTTTAAGTGAAGACAAAATTAAGGAACATGCGGATAAAGAACAACGCTTAATAGGGCTTGATGAGAAGTATGTAAAACAAGCAGAATCTTATTTGAATCTAAATGAGCCGGAAAATACTATTAGGAGTATTAAAGATGAGTTCGTAGAAAAATCAAATCCTAATATAGGCGAATTATTATTTGATAAAAATATTGTTAAAGGAAGATTCAAGGAAGAAATAGCAGTTGGAGAGATCTACTTAAAAAATTTTGGTGGAAATGTAAAGTTTTTGAACAAGGATTTATATGAAGGATCATCGCCTGACTACGCCATTGATAATCTTTTGTGGGAATTGAAGACACCAGAAAGTCATAAGAATTTTCACAAATTGATTGAAAAGGGTATCAAGCAGATAAATACAGGGACATTGGATTTACAGCCTGGTGGCATCATCTTGGATATTAAAAAAATAAAAGAGAAAATTAGTATCGAAGAAATTAAACAAATCGCTCTAAAACGAATTGCTTTTAAGTCACCAACTGACATGAAATTCATTATCATTGATGATGACGAGATTGTTGAAGTTTATCAATTCACAAAATAAAAGAGATACGTCGACCTTAGGCGGCCTTCCTATCTCTTTCACCATCAATATAACACTTTTTATTTAAATTTCAAGCAATATTAATATTGCTGTCTTTTAATACATGAAAGGAGAAAAAAAGGGAAATGGTGCAAGTTAAGGTCACACAGGATTATTTCGATAGAGAACAAGATAAATTGATGATTGTTGATGATCAATTTGAATGTTCTCAAGAACGTGCTGAGATTCTTACGAAGTATGGTGTAGCGAAAATCGTAAGGGAAGACGAAGAAATCATCGAAGAAACAGAAGTCACTGCAGAAGAGTAGTGGCTTTTCTTATGGCCAATCACGATATGCCTTAAAAACTGTGCGTGTTTGATTTAAGGGAGACACCCAAAAAAACAGGAGGAACTATGAAAGATGTATTAAAGTATCCGCTTCACATTCAGTATTTTGCTGATGATGGAGCAGCACAACCAAACACAGGAGATGGAAATGACAACAACGGTGCTTCACCTAGCGCGCAAGGAGCAAATTCAAGCGTTTCTATCGACTACGACAAGATTGCTGATGTTTTAGATAAGCGTGGATCACAAGCTCAATATGCTGCCCTGAAAGGGTATCTAAAGGAGCAGGGCGTATCTGCTGATGAAATGGATAAAGCAATCAAAGAATTTAAGGATAAGAAAGAAGCTGACAAGCAGTCTAAAGAAAAAGAACAAGCAGACATGCTTGCAGAAAATCAGCGATTAAAGCTACAGATTCAAAACATTGAAATCGATAAGAAGATTTCAGAACTTGCTGAAGGTGTCAGCGCTGAAAAATTACCTTTCTTAGCAAAACTTATTGATCGCTCCAAGCTGTTAAACGATAAAGGGGAAATTAATGAAGATAGCGTTAAAGTTGCTATTGAAGAAGTTGTAAAGGCATTCCCTGATTTCAAAGCGCAGGTAGGAACGACACAGGGCTTCACGAAAATCGGAGCAGATGGCTCCAACTCAAAGGCATCATTAGACGATGTCCTTGCCAAAAATTTTGGTGTTAAAAAATAGGAGGAATATTAAATGCCAAATACAATCGAATATGCAAAGAAGTATGTACCACTCTTAGATCAGGCTTATGCACTCGCATCATTAACAGCCGATCTAGAATCCGATCCAGAACTAGCTAAAGAAGGAGCAAATGCGAATGAAATCGTTGTTCCTAAGTTAGAGATGGATGGTTTAGGAAAATATGACCGTAACGAAGGCTATACAAAGGGCAATGTTAAGTTCAAGTATGAAACTGTTAAGTTCAACTATGAGCGTGGTCGTGCATTCAATGTAGACAACATGGATGAAGAAGAAACAATGAATGTGATTGCTCCAAAGATTATGGGAGAGTTCACACGTACAAAGGTAGCTCCTGAAGGAGATGCATTTACTTTTGCCAAGTTAGCAGGTAAGACAGGCGTTTCAAGTGCAACCGGTGCATTAGCTACTGGTGAAGCTGTGGTTAAGGCGTTACGTACAGCATCTACAAAGATGGATGAAGACCAGGTTCCAACAGAAAGCCGTATCCTTTACATCACGCCTACATTAAAGGGCTTGATTGATGATCTAGACACAACAAAGTCTAAGGCTGTTCTAAACAAGTTCTCAAAGGTTGTAGAAGTTCCACAAGCTCGTTTCTACACAACAATTGATTTACTTGATGGTAAGACAAGCGGCGAAGAAGCTGGTGGTTTCAGAAAGAACACAGCCGGTAAGGAAATCAACTTCATGATTGTTGAAAAGTCCGCAATCTTAAAGTACAACAAGCACGTTGCTCCTAAGATTGTTACACCTGATCAAAACCAAACAGCAGACGGCTATATCTTTGGCTACCGCAAGTATGGCTTAGTTGATGTGTACGAAAACAAGCTTGCTGGTGTATATTGCCACCACGTTGCCTAATATGAGGTACAGATTATGGCAGAAACAGTAGGAAAAATCTTCGTAAAAGAAGTGGATCTAGAAGCGGTTGAACACGTTGAGCCTATTGAACCAATTGTTGAACCGGAGATTCAGCCTGAAATCGAAGAAACAGATAAGAAAAGCAACAAGAAATGAGGTGATGTAAATGCAATACGTCGATAAAGCGTATTACAAGGACACCTATAACGGTATTATCTTGACTGAGGATAATGCTGATAGATATTTAACGATTGCTTCACGGCAAGTTAACACTATCTGTAGAGGAAGAATCGAAGGGATGGGCTTTGACAGCCTGTCCCCTTTTCGTAAGTCTTCTATACAAGAGGTGATATGCCGGCAAGCAGAATTTCTTTATCAAAACGAAAGCATGTTAGAAACATACTTAAGTAGCTATGCAATTAACGGTGTTTCAATGCAGTTTGGCCAAGCGTGGAATCTACATGTAGAAGGTGGAATTGCAATTCCTGAAGAACTGTATCAAACGCTACTTAGAACAGGTCTTTGCTATAGAGGGTTTGGCTATTATGGGTAGTTGGCCATCCTTGGTATTGCCGCAGTTCTGTAAGACTCCAATTCATCTAATTTTTCATCAAGAGGGAATCGATGAAGATGGAGCGCCAATCAAAGCAATAGAGTTGGATGCATTGTGCAATTATCAGGGCTCTGCAAAGCGCATACGTACTGATAAAGAGACGTTTGTGCAATTGACGGGTATTTGTATGTTTGACGGAGATATAGCTCCTAACGTGTTTGAAATTAGCACAGGCGAGGCGATTATCTTCGGAGAGAAGAGGACCATCGTTTCTGGTAAAAAAGCACGCAATCCTGATGGAAGCGTGAATTATTGTGAGGTAGATCTTGGGTAAGGTTAGAATCCATTACGGAAACGTTGCTACATTGCGAGATGGATTACGGCAGGCATTGTACAAGACGGCTGATGCTATCTGTACAGATGTACATGATAAGCAAGTATTACCGTTCTATAAAAGTATACTGTCGGATGAAACATCTACTGATGATACACGTAATCCTGATAACGCTTATGTTGTTTCATCCACTCCATACGCTCGCAGGCTTTATTTTCATCCGGAATACAACTTCCGTACAGAAAAAAATGAGCATGCAGGAGGTAAGTGGTTTGAACCGTGGACCTCTAAAGGCAAATATGCAGGTTGGGTAAAAAGACGATTTGAATCGTTTGTAAAGGAGTGTGCAGATGTCTAGTACAATGAGACTTTATGAAATTAGAAACTGGTTGAAAACACTAAATTTATTTGAGCATTACTATATCGGTAAGTTAGATCAGAAGCCTGATAAGGCAATAGGTGTTTATCAGTTGTCTAGTTCTGGTAGTCCAATAACAGCATTAGGAAACAAGTCCTCTTACAACGTTAAACGCGCATCGTTATTAATTCACTGGAACAACAATGCCAGGGAAACCGATGAAGCGGCAAATACGCTTTTTGAAACAATCATGAATGCAAAACATCCAACTATAGGTGATTGGAAAGTGCAGTTTATTAACATGCTAGTCCCAGAACCACAAGACGTTGGAACGGATGATAAAGGAATCTATGAATCAGTCATAGAAATTGAAATATATTACGAAAGGAAATAAAATCATATGTCTGAAAAATATACAGGTGTATTCCCAGTATTCAACAATGAATTCAAGTTTGATATTGGCACAAAAGATACTCCAAAGAAGGTTAATGTAGCGGATTTGGAGTCATTTTCAGTATCATTCTCTAATGGTATTGAAAACTGGAATCCAATGGATACAAAAGGTTGGCAGCGTGGTCTGATGACCTCCAAGTCTTTGAAGATTGAATTCAAAGGTAAGAGAAACATCGGCGACGAAGGAAACGACTACATTGCTTCTCTTGCTTTCAAGACAGGCAAGGAAGCTACGATTCCATTTGAATGGACGATGGTAAGTGGTGCGAAGTTAGCCTTCAATGCAATCGTGGATGTCACATCTGCAGAAGGCGGAGACTCAACAAATGTTGGAGCGTTAGAGTTCGTTGTTAACTCTGATGGAAAGCCAACTTATACTCCAGCAGTTTAAAAACAAAAAATAGAAAGGAATGGGCGGTCAAGACGGCTGCCCTTTTAAATGTATATGGGAAAAATTATCGATATTAGTGCAAAGCTCGTAAATGAGCCTAAGTTCTTACAAGTTGCAGAAGGGAAAACTTATAAAGTTGACGACCGCAAAAATACAGTTCTACAGATGAACGCATTGCTTAATGAGGGTGCAGCTTCCGTAGAAGGAATCGATAAGGCTATTAAGTTAGGTCTTGGAGAAGAGGCTTTTAAAGAAATTGAAGCAATGGAGTTATCTATTACAGCTTATCAATCACTATTTATTGGCATGATGGCGCTTGTTACAGATAAGTCATTTGAAGAAATGGAGCAGACTTTTCGTAACACCACAGCATAACGATGAGTCTTACTATGACTTGTTTGAGGATTGGGATTTAATCGATGCTTCAGTTACTCAGCAATACGGAATCCGTTTAAGATATGAGCCTGAAATGCAGTGGGGAGAGTTCTGTACTCTACTTACTGGATTGAATGGTGATACGCCATTAGGGCATGTGGTTGATGTTAGATCCACTACGGATAAAGAACGCATCAAAAACATGTCTGCAAGCGATAAAAGGATACGAGCTGAGTGGCAGGCAAGACAGAGTAAGAAACCTATCGATAACAAGTCCTATATGCAGTCTATGAGAGCCCTTGAAGAAGCCATGAAGGCATTGGCTTCATAGAAATGAGAGGTGATTAGATGGCAACAGAAGTAGGGTCCGTTGAATTAGGTGTCAAACTTAACGACAATCTTGAAAAAGATGTAGCGAAAGTTGCGAATAAGGCAGACAGCATCTTAACCGGTAGGTTTAATGCTATCGGCGCTACGATTGGCAAAGTATTGGCTATTACAGCTTTAGCGAGATTCGGAT